CTGACAGAGAAGAAGGCAAACGGTTTCCGACATCATCCGAATCAGACAGGATGATCAAAATATCGGCAGCAATCAAAAAACTGGAAACCGAAACAGGGATTGCAGAGATAACAGGCGTATGTATCGGACTTTGTGAATTTATTCGCAGTTATGATCCGGAAAAGGCAAAAGAAGTAAGCGACCATTTCAACGCCTATATCGAATATAAAATGAAATGAGATGGCAACAGTGCAGGAAAAGAAACGGGCATACAGCGAATGGCAGGAATACCGCCAGGCACTAAAAAAGGCTACAATTATTGACAAAACAGAATCATTTGCAGCAAAACAGGCGCGCATCAAACGCCTCGAAGCCGATCCCGAAAGCTGGTTTGTCTATTATTTCCCGAATTATTGCACCTCCCCGGCTGCCGACTTTCAGAAAAAGGCTACAAAACGAATCCTGAACAATCCCGAATGGTTTGAAGTGCGCGCATGGTCGCGCGAGCTGGCAAAATCTACCAGGACAATGATGGAGGTTCTTTACCTGTCGCTTACCGGAAAGAAAAAGAACTGGCTGCTTATATCCAATTCAGAAGATAACGCAAAACGGCTTTTAGAACCATACAGGGCTAACCTTGACTCCAACCTGCGAATCATCAACGATTATGGAGAGCAGAAAGGTTTTAAAAAGTGGACAACAGCCGAATTCAGGACAAAAAAAGGCGTATCCTTCAGGGCAGTCGGCGCTGATCAGAGCCCGCGAGGAACGCGCAACGACAATATCAGACCTGATGGGATTATTTTTGATGACATTGATACCGACCAGGACTGCCGCAATCCGGAGATCATCAACAGGCGTGTCGCATGGATATTCGGAGCAGTCATCCCAACCAGGGCTGTCAGTATCCCATTGCTGATTTTAGCAAACGGCAACGTCATTGCAGAATATTGCTGCATTACCGAAATGATGAAAAAAGCCGATAAAGTGGATATTGTCAACATCCGCACAAACGGCGTCAGCAGCTGGNCGCAAAAAAACAGTGAGGAACATATTGACCGCGTACTTTCAACCATTTCATACGCAGCAGCACAGACCGAATACTTCAATAACCCGCAAACCGAAGGACGTGTTTTTAAAAAATTGACTTTCGGCAAAGTGCCTGCATTACGGTTGATGGATCAGCTGATCGTTTATGCCGACCCNNNCACATCCANCAGCGATGTGAAAAGCAATTCATTCAAGGTCGTTGTATTAATGGGACGCAAAGGACTGAATACGTATGTAGTAAAAGCATGCTGCGAACACACGTCAAATGCAAAATTTGTCGAATGGTTTTATGATATTTCTACCCTGGTGCAGGGATTGACCGTCCAGTACTGGATTGAAAACAACACACTGCAAAACCCGTTCTACCAGCAACTGTTCATCCCCCTTTTCCGCGATATCGGAACAGTAAAAGGCTTTATGATACCCATCCGGCCCGACACAAGGAAAAAACCGGATAAATTCACCCGGATAGAGGGAACACTCGAACCGCCCGTAAGGATGGGCACACTGATCTTCAATGAATCGGAAAAAGAAAATCCGCACATGCAGACCGTGGTTGGACAGTTCACATCTGTGTCGCCCACCTGGAAAGGAGCAATGGACGCACCCGATGCTGTCGAAGGCGCTTACCATATTTTAGATATGAACGTACTGGCAAGGGCTGGAACATACAGATATCAAAAACGGAGCTCACGAAAGTATTAAAATAACATTTAAACAGTTTTTAATTATGTTTCTAACAGTAGAAGAAATGAAAGATGTCCTGTATGCTTACCAGGCAGACGAAATCGCCGAGAGTGATATACAAATCATCGAAAACGGAATTCTGGCAGGCGTATCCGAAGTAAAAGCATACTTTACGGCATCCAGTCAAAAGCAGTGGAACGATGGACGTCCGAAGTATGATGTAAATAAAATATTCGGCGCAACCGGCAACGATCGCGATCCCTTTGTATTGCGAATGTGCAAAACAGTGGCTGCATGGAATATCTGTGAACTGGCAAACCCCGATATCATCTACGGTCATGTGAAGGAACGTTACAGCAGTGTGATCAGAACACTGGAAAAGATTGCCGGTATGGGAGAGTATAAAAATTCGCCGACACTGACGCCGGATCTGCCGACAATCGATCCCGATCCCGGTAATGGCTCCGGCAGTCAATACCCTTTCCGCTACGGATCACGCCCCAAATTCAGACACGAATAATTTTAATTATATGACAGCAAATAATCATGCGCCAACCCTGGCGCCGCGTTTAGCGCCCAAGTCAATTTCTCAGGCACGCCGTGACATCGAAGACTGGAAATTGGCAAAACAGTTGGCAACTTCACCAAAAGAACCGAAAATATATCTGCTTCAGGATGTTTTTACGGATATTACAGGTGATGCCCTGCTTACTTCGCAGATGAACAACAGGCGCGAACAAACCATTTCAGCGCCTTACGAAATGATCACACAGGACGATACACCGGACGAAAAAATGACTAAAATAATCCGCGATGTGCCTGTGATAATCGACATGCTTGGACATATCTGGGACAGTGAATGGTATGGCAATTCTGTCGTCGAACAGTCCGTCAAAAAAGGCATTCCGAATCTTACCCTGATCAACCGTAGAAATATCACGCCACAGAACGGAAGGTTCTATCCGGATACTTCAATGAATAATTATATCGAATATCGCGAGGTGAATGAGTTTGGCAAGTGGATACTTGAATTTGATGCAATCGGAATTGGACTCCTGGATAAGGTTGTTCCTCATGTACTTTTCAAAAAGTTCGCGCAAAGCTGCTGGTCTGAACTGTGCGAGATATATGGTATCCCACCCCGCGTAATGAAGACAGAGACACGCGATCCGGCAATGCTCGACCGGGCAGAATCCATGATGCGTGACGTGGGTGCAGCAGCATGGTTTATCATCGACAGTACTGAAGAGTTTGCGTTTGCCCAGGGCGTAAATACAAATGGCGATGTATATGCAAATTTGATAAATCTTTGCAACAATGAGTTAAGCATGCTTGTGTCGGGGGCAATTATCGGGCAGGACACAAAACACGGAAACGAAAGCAAGGAAAAGACCAGCATCATGTTGCTGGATCGCCTGGTTGCCGCTGACAAGCGAATGGTCGAAATGTATATGAACAGTGTTGTAATACCTTCGTGGATCAGAACAGGATTTATACCGGCAACCACTTCGCGTTTCCGCTTCGCAGCAATCGAAGACACTGACAAGTTATGGGAATACACAAAGGAACTGCTTCCACACAAAAACGTAGACAATACGTTTATTGAAGAAAAATTTGGAATCAAAGTCACCGACAGTGCGGCAGTTGGCGGAACATGTAGAGACGCAAAATTTTGCGTCTCTACTCCTGGCGACCTCTCTTTTTTCGGCTAAGCCCTCCGCACGGGGCTGAATGTTCGTGCGGATGCCGGCAAAGAAACATCAATCCTGCCAGGCAATCTGAAATTGTCAATTGGACACTAGCTTACGCACCGGCAAAAATAGTAGACGAGATACTTTCAAGCGACGATCCGGTAAATGCAAGCCTGTACAGGCATTACTCCAATAACCTGCGAAAAGCCGTTGATCTGGTATATCACAACAATGCAGGGGAAGGGCTTGCACCTGTCCTGAAAGCCAGCGTCAGCCGTTTTGCAGCTCACAAGGCTTATCAGGCAACACAGGCAGCCCGCCGCGAATGGGTCGATACGGCAACCGGCGAACTGATAGACAGAAAGAAAACGGCACGCGCAACACTGGCACAATTCCAGGCATGGCAAACCGCCGAATACAATACCACCGTAGCCCGTGCACGCACAGCCAGACAATGGGAATTATACACCCAGCCAAAGCGGATACGCCTGTTTCCCAATATCAAATGGCTGCCAAGCAACAGTGTGGAACGCAGACCGGAACACGTCAGGTTCTACAACAAAATATGGCCAAAAGACGATCCGTTCTGGGTAAACAATACGCCAGGTACATTGTGGAACTGCAAATGTGGAATGCAGGAAACAAATGACGAAACAACCGACAATGCAGACGTGCCAAGTTTTACTCCACCTCCCGGACTGGAAGGAAACCCAGGCATAACCGGTGAGATTTTTACAGATAAAGCAAGCTATTTCAAAGTGCCAGCAGAGGTTGATGAAATTTGCAACAAAGTCGTTTTCAAAGACAACCTTGAATGGGCAAAAGCAAATTTATTGGACAGGATCGTGCAGCCAAAGGGTTTTTACAGGGAAGTACACTTTTCAAACAGAGGGATAAAAGAATATCTAAATCAGCCACATGATGATTATTTTGCTAAAAATGAAATGATACGGTCTATGGAATCAATCCTCAATGAAGAAGCCNNATATTTAGGGTTCTCGGAATACAAAAACAGGACGTCTTATATATTTAAAATAAAAATAAGGAACAAAACAAACTACCTGATTGTGATAAGGCGTAACATAAATGATAATGCTTATTTTTACAGCATTACTGACAGCGAAAAGGTTTTAGTCGGCCTGAAAAAACAATCACCTTTGAATGAGACGCAGGACTACAACCTGCGCGGCAAACAAAAGTGATTGTTTTATGACCGCAAAGATACAAAACAATTTTTAATAAACAGATAAATACAATAAAAATTATGACATTTGGCGAATTTACAATACGTCTCAACACAATGCAGCAGCAGGCTGTCCAGTTTCTCAACAGCGACGCACCGGAATATGCCGCCAATGTTGCCGTCGAAAAATTCAGGGAGAATTTTGACAGCGAAGGATTTTTCAAAGCAACATGGCCGGAAGTACAGCGAAGGCAACCCGGAACCAAAACATACAAAGCTGTTGCAAACAGGCATCCTGTCGACACACGGCGAAAAATCCTGACCGGACGCACAGGAAACCTGAGAAACAGTATCAATTACAGGACACAACCGAAAGTTGCCACCGTATATAGCGATACCCCATACGGGAAATACCACAATGACGGAACCCGAAAATTCCCTCAGCGGCAGTTCATGGGCGAACACCCCGAATTACATAAAGCCGTAATCGAAAAACTTGAAAAAGAATTAAATAAAATCATAAAGTGATGAAACAGATCATTCAAAACATTCAGGACAAATTAGTACAGGAGGTGCCGGCATTAAAATATGTTGACCAGGACTGGGGACAAATGGATTATTTCAACAGTCCGCCTGTAAAGTTCCCCTGTGCACTCATTGACATTCTGTCAGTACAATACACCAACAACGGAAATTTTATCCAGCAGGGAACGGCAACAGTAGTGATCCGGCTGTTCGACCTCAAACTGAGCAACAGCAGCCAGGCAGCGCCGGCAAATCAAAAAGAAAACGCTAAAAAAATTTGGCAACTGATCGAAGATGTTAACAGGGCCCTTCACGGTCAAAACTTCCTGCAGGAAGGCTACGGACTGCCAGTCCGTGAACAGATGCGCCGGGCGAAGCGAAACGACGGCTGTTATCAAACCGAACTGTACTATACGGTGCAATTCACCGACACAACCTGTCAACCCAAACTGATACCGGTATCTCCCGTAACGCCGGTATTGAATTTGTAGAGACGCAAAATTTTGCGTCTCTAAATTTTGCGTCCCTAAATTTTGCGTCCCTACTGTTTTTCTCCTCTTTCAGCATTTACATCCGTACGCATATAGCTCCAAAAAGTACGTTCACTCATCGGATGTATTGGAAATACATGCTTCCTGTATACCTGCAATTTGCATTTGCTTTGGTTGCCAGGCTCATAATGTTCCTTGACAATCCGCTGAACATTTTCAATCCGCATCAGTAAATTTTCCTTTCCTGCATTCATAATTTGTATACTCGACCGCTTTTACATAAAACATCTTCCCTGCTTTCCATAACCCGAACAGTTTACACCGCAAAGTTAAGAAAAACAACCGGATGAACAAAAAAAACCTTTCAACACAAAAGCCGCCCCGCCCTCGCGGGCAGAGCGGCCGAAAAAAGGATTTAAACAAAAAACAAATGAACCCTAAAATCTTTCTGCCTCAATAAAACACGCGCACCCTCTCTTATTTATCTTTGTAGAGACGCAAAATATTGCGTCTCTAAATTTTGCGTCCCTACTGTTTTTTTAAACTCTTTAAGTTTCATGTTTTTTTGAATTCTCAATTGTCAACTGTCGCTGATATTAATCCTCTATCACATTGCTCAACTCCAAAAGTTCTTTCATTCTTTTGTCCCTTGCCGTTTTGGTATCGAACGCACCCAACGTTCTCCATTCTCTGCTATTTTCATCCTTTACTTTTATCCGCGGACTTGGGTAGTTGTCCCNTCTGATCAAAATAAAACCCGCCTTNATAACTTTTTGCTGATCACTTACATTCATATCCCGTAATTTTTAATTCCTGATTCCTGATTCTTAATTGATACGCCTCCTCCTTCTCCCTCACAAACGCATATATCTCCTCCCACACCGGAAGTCCGCCCACCTGTTTATCCTCAATATACAGATGCGCGTACACCTTCCGTGAATTTCCTCCATACATCTCCGTCTGATCCGGAAAATTATCATTCACCCGGTCAAACGGAATGGCATGTGCCAGCAGCCAGTTAACCATTTCCGCCAGTTGAACACCTTCCCTGCAGCTCCAGATAATCAACCGGTGACCGTCCGCCTTCAACCGCCGCATCACTTCAACAGCATACGGAGCCGGAGCCCCAAGCCCCGGCCACTTCCCCGTATGCAGCGTCCCGTCAAAATCAATCGCTAT